CTCGGGCGTCAGCGGCGGTCTGCCTTGGGAGGGGGGAGGCGATACGGTCTGTGAGGTAGTCGCGGGCTGCGCGGGCTTTGTAATCGGGCATTCTGGCTCCACTACGTATACAGCAGAATTCTTTGTCCCAAATCTTAGCACCAGTTCGTCAGTCTCGGTATTCGTATCTTCGCAGAGCAGTTGTCTTGCTCCTGCTTCAGCCACTTTGCGAATCAGGGCACGCGGTATGCGGAGTTCGCCATTTCTCTCAAGGCAGAGAGCGGCCATGAGGCGTGTCAGATAGTCAGCAAGAGCCTTGTCGGACTTCTCAGGAGGCGGCATTCGGCTCTCCCTTCAGGAGCGAGCGCAGAACGGTGCAGCGTTCGTGAATCGCACACGGAGGATTCGATCCCCCCGCCAGCGCCCGCAGATCGTTACAGCGACAGAAGTCATTTTCAATCCCGTCGATGATCGCTCTCGCGTGCCCGCCGCACCAGCCTGTGGTAGCAAGTATCTTGACGATCTGCTCCTTCGTGGCCTGCTTTAATTCCTCTTCCTGCATCACGAAAAACGCTTGCTTGATCGTCTGCCCCTTCACCGGAAACACAGGAAACACCACACAATCATTCGCGTTCAGTTTATTCGCCATGCTGAAAACATCGAATACTGTGCCATCCACGATAAGCGCATCCCCTTTTTCCAGATGCAGTTTCGCCACGGCCTCGTTAATCTGCTTGACGCTCATATCTCCCCCAACACACTACGGCACCGCTTCACTTCCGGCTTCATAATGAATGCTATGTCCCGCTTCAGAGCATTCTTCAAATCGTCCTGCGCGTTCAGAGCAACAATCTTGGGATGCCCCTTCTGGTCTTTGTCCAGGTAGTTCGATTTGTAGTTCAGGATGTTCGGCGGAGGATACTGAGCGCAGGCTACTACTGCGAGACAACAGGCGACAAACACGTCATCATGACCGTGTTCCACATCCCAACGCATCCCTGTCGCCATCGTCATTAAATCCATCTGCCGAATGATTTCCTCATCCTTGGGTGCTAGGCCGCCGAGACGATTCTTCATGCCGTCATGCAGCTTGCCGCGAAACGTTGCCAGCAAAAGATCGCGGCTGCGAAATGTTGTCTCCCATCCTAAACTCCGGCCAGTCTTCGGAGATGGAACCTTGTCGTCCTTACTTTTCCATATGTACCAATTAGGGTACATGTACTTATCACGCAAAAGTTGCTGGCACCATAGGCCGAGATTTCCGGTGAGTTCAATATTCATCATTGCTTTGTTGTACCAGCGGCCTGCTTTGTCAACGTCATCAGCCATCTCTTGTGGGTTCACCCAGTCTGAGAACATGGCCGCTACGTCGCCGGTAGTTCCGTTGAGAATCACATATGAAGCGAAGTCACCAGATGCCCGCCCAGTTTCAGCCTCAATGCCTCTCGCGCAATCGACTCCAACGAAGTAATGGGCGGTCGGGTGAGGGTGTTCGTAAATTAGCAACTTACCTCGCGGATTGTTGACGAATGTGATCTTCCCGTTCAGGCCGCGTTCTAAATGTCCTTTGGCTATTGGCTTGGTTTTGGTGGAGGTTGCATACTTTATTTCGTCGGCAGTGAAAGCAGGATCACCTGTAGCGACAAAACTGCGTGTTGCGTCTACAGGATATTCCTGGTCGAACATCAATTCCGATCCGCGACATTCTCCTTCTAGCACCATTCGCATCCAGGCGATTTGTTTGCGGGTAGCATGGTACGGGTTCTTCATCAAGTCTTTTTCAAAGTCTGTAGCGGGCGCGTCTTCTGCTTCCGATTCGGGCCTGACGCAAGCGGGATCATCTAGCCAAGAGAGAAAGATTGGCGTGAATCCGTTCCACTTCGAGCCTGTCTTGTTCGCAGCATTCCAGTACTCAAAGAACGTTTCGCCGATTCCTGTGCGGCCCTGCGCTGTACTTTCCAAAACAATGAACGTATCCGGGGCCTTCGCGACCGCTGGCAGAATCGACAAGAACGACTCTTGGCCGGGATACTGGGCACATTCGCTCAAGTGAAGATACGTTAGCGTCATGCCGCGTCCAGCACCTACGCTACCAGCCGTAGCGATATCTAAGTTAGATTCTCCCAGAGAATGATGGAAGATGATGCTCTTGGTTCTCACGTCTGCCGTGTTGGGAAACTTGTCGTTCAACGCGGTTGCTAAGTCACGCGGCACGCGGAACAAGCCTTTGTCAGCAACATCTTTCAAGTGGGCAACGATCATCGCGTGCGCTTGCGGTCTGGCCAGACAGTGAGCAAATGCGAGAGCATCGAAGTAACTGCTCATGCCTACCCGTCTAGCCTTATCACAAATAATTCTGACATTGCCGTGATCTTCGTAATGCTTCATCACGGCTCTGTGTGCTTTCATCTGGTTGGGGTTCAGGATGAACGGGACAGAAGTATTCAATTCGCGATCCTTAACGAAAAGCTTCGAGAAAAGAAGTCTCGCCTTTTCCAAATTCACTTGTACTTCCTTCGCTCAGTGTTGTGACACAATGAACACAGCCACTGAACATCTAGGGGCTTGGAATAATCGTAATGGTGCGCCTGCACTCCACTTATCCCATCCCTTCGCGGCACAGGAACGATCCCACATTTAGAACATACGGACGGACGTGTTAATTTTCCAACCCTCACAGCATAGAGGAGTTTTCTCTGTGCTAAGTGCTTTTCTCGATTGTTAGTTTGCCACTTCCTGACAGACGCGATCTTCGTTCCGTGATTGCGAGCACGATACCCCACGTCCAAGTCACGTTTCCTCTTGCGAAATTTTTCGGAGTCCCTGACTTTCAATCGCCACTTGCGACCGCTCGTGAGTTCCCGCTCTTTGTATTCCTTAGTATCCTTGTGGGCGGCCCGGTATGCCCGGGTCCGTTGGCGTACCGCTTCCATCAGTTCGTCGTTGGCGTGCCTTTGACGCCAGATCCGACTTCTTAGTGTGTGCGGATTTGTGGATTCTAGTTTCATGCGGTGCTCCTCAGTGGCGACTAAGCGCCATAAGAGGTTTAGCTTGCATGTATACGGCGTAGCACATGTGATTACAACAGAAGACCGGATCGGGCACTCGGATTCCGTCCACGACTTTAAACACGCCATCATCGCGGAAGGCCCACTTCCCGTCCATACCTGTTTTCAGACAGATTTTTTGCACGGACAGGGGCACAACTTCTTTGTGGCTGACGCTCCAACATTGCCACTGCGGTTTAGAAGCGGACTGCCGGCGCAGGACGATCTGCAAAATTCGGTCGTAGTCGCGCTTGAGGTCAGCTAGTTTGTTGAGGGCTTCGGGGAGCGGGGATTTCTCCCAGTCGAAGCCGTTCGTCCCGCCTTGCAGCGCTTTCTGTCTCGATTCCAGGGCTGCCGGGATCTTCGCCAGTTGTTCTAGCGTAGGACCGGGCGGCTCTATCAGCGGATCGCCGTAGGCATGAGATTTGGCATTGTGTTCAGCGTCCTTGGCCGCTTTCTTCGCAGCACGTTCTTCCTTCTTGCGTTTCGTTTCAGCGCGGGTGGCCGCAGCTTTCGCTAGGCGTTCTGGAGTCCAGATTACACGCTTGGCAGGAAGTATTTCGTTCGTCGCGCCTTCTCCCGCTCCTGCTCCGAGAGTTTCTGAATCCGGTCCACTTTGTTCTGCCATGCTGCCATCTCCTTAGTGCGGGGCTTAGATACCTTCCAGAATAAATTGCAAGTGGTACAAACAAAAAACCACGAGTGCTGATCTTCGCCAGCTAAACGCAATTCGCTTTTCTCGCAGACACCCTCTTTGACATTCGGGCAACTCGGAATCTGTGCCATTATCGGCTCCCCGGATACAAAGGAAAATGTTCTCCATCAGATGTTTGAAAGATGCAGGCCGCATCGGGCTTTACGCCCCCCTCGTCGGTCTCGTCTGAGCGGAATATCTCGCAGACAGCGAAATCATCCGTTGTGCGGCGAAAGTAGTGAATGCACTTGAAGCAGATTTCATTCTTGCCTTCCGCATCCTTGGTGTACTCCACTTCCTCCGCGGAAAACTTTATGGGCCGGTCTTCCACGAGAGCGTGATATTCAGACAGAGAAACCATTTCACAATACCTTTGCTCCACGAAGTTTTACTCCAGTCATTACAGGTCCAACCACAGGGACACTCCCGCATCCCATCGTAATCAATCAATCCAGCCTTCCCGAAT